TTTTTCTTTCTTCTTAATTTTAATAGTTGATTTGCAAGTTTAATATTTTTAATTTGCCTAATATCAATAGCATCATCTAAATCAATATTTTGCTGACCAATTGCAACTTGAATATTATTTTCAAGCATTTGTTTTTCTTCTTCGTCTGGTGCTAATTCTAAAAATATACCAAAATCATAAAGATGTAATTCAGTTAATTCTTGTAATGTTGCAACGTTATGTGCGCCAATACTTTGAATAAATGCATCCCTTGTTGGTGAATATTCTAATACATCAGATATTCTTAAAGATATTTTCTCTGCAGTTTCAGCAGTTAAAAATAATCCAGCTTGTAATATATGTCTTGTTGCTGTATTACTATTTGCTGCTGCAAGTTTTTGTACACCAACTAATGCATTTTTATCAGGCGTGCTTCCGTCTCTTGCTTCATTTAATCCAGTAGCATCCCTAATCATTTGCATATAATAGTTATATGTACTAATTAATTGTGCTAATTTATTTGCGCCTGCATTATTACTTATTTCTTGAATAGGCACTTTGCCTGGGTTCATATCGCCTTCGGCTGTGAATGATCTACCAATAACAGAACCTGTTTGGAAAAACATATTTAACGCTTCTTGTGGATTATAATTTGTTCCATTGCCCAAATCAATTTCAGCTAATCCATCAGCATCTAAATATACACCATCCGGCACCATTCTTGAAAGTACTTGTTGTATTTTTAAATGTGTTAATTGTATCATATCCGCAAAACCTGTAACTCTGCTTACTAATGATTCAATTCTACCATTATATACTCTTGGTGATACTAATGAATAATTTAATTTAACTTTATTAACATCACTTTTTTCCCTCAACATATTATCAGCAAGTTTCCATTCTAATAATATATTTGAACCTGGTATAAACACACCTTCATACAACACCTCAATATTTTTAGCAATACGTTCAAATCTTAATTCGCCATCAATAGGCGTTGCCATAAATGCATCAGATTTTTTAATAATTTTTTCAGCACCAGTAGAAGTTTGTTTTACTTTATAAACTTCGTTCATGTACGTTTTATAATTAAAGTACATAATTTGAACTGAATTATTATCCTTATTGTTTACTTGTGTATTGTATTTATTATATGTATTGTAATCTTGACTTCCTTGTTGTGTGATCTTTTTTAAATCCTCATCTGTAAGATTTGGAAATTGCATTTTAAGATCGTTAACATTTATATTTTTTATTTCACCAATATAATATATATCGTCATAATATGGTGATTCAGAATACGAATGTACTATGTTTGCAGGATCTACGTATTCAATCTTAATGCCTTCTGATTGTGTAAAATTATTTTTAACGCATCCAACGCCTAGCACTGTTAAATCATAAAATAATCTTTTCTTTATATTTTCGTAATTATTTTGATTAAATACAGTTTGTATTGCTTGTTCTTCAGCAATTTCAATAGCTTGTTTGTAATCAAGCTGCATGTGCAATTGTAACTCTTCTTCGTTTTCTGGTAATGTTTGCGGATTATTATTGTATGTATTTAATCCAAATTGTTCTTGAACATAATCGCTAAATTCTCTAGTACGCATATCAGCAAGTATACTTTCCATATACTGTGTTCTTTTATTAACACCATTAGGATCTTGTGAAAATGCTTTTATATCGTATGTTCTTTCTGCAATACCATTTACAACTATATCTACAAACTTAGGTATAATAGGAACTGGTTTCCAATCTAAATTTAAATATGATAAATCACCGTTAATTGATAATTCATCTTTATATTTTTGTATACTTTGTTCTCCCCTTGCATATAATCTTAATTTATGATATTGGTTCTGATTTACAAAGAATCTGTTAACTCCTCTGTCTTTCTTAAACCATTCATTTTCTATAGCTCTAGCTACTTTCAAACCATAATCTTGTGATAGTTTTTCGTCGTCGCTAGCTGTTTGGCTTGGGAAGTAACTTTTTAAAACGGACTCAGCCATAGTTTTTTATTATTTTTGATAAAGTTCCTTTATTTTCGTATCGTGCAAAGCTAATATTAACTTTCGATTTTTCTCTTTCGCCATGTGGCCTATATAAATGTCTATTACATGCCATAATTGCTAAACCTGAACTTATAGCGGCATCAAATTTTGTTCTTTTGTTTATATCAAACTTAGCCCAATCATTTAATGTGGTATTAAAATATATATCACCATAAGTTCCGTCAGATTTAATTCCAACATGAGAATTTATATACGTTTCTATTGCGGCAGCATGTGCTTGTCTTATATCCTCACTTGAGTTTGGTATGCCACCTATTTCTTTTTCAGCGGTTGATAACTTGTTCCAAGTTCTATCTGGCCGGTTCATTGAGTAACCTCTATAACCTCTTCGCTTTAAATAATATAATAATCTAGGTTTGTTATTTTCTGCAAGTATTGGCATACCGTAAAATACTAATGCCATTAACACATCTTCAAAAAACATTTCGGCGGTTTGTGGTCTAGCTATATACTCCAGAAAAAACCGATTCGGTGGTGCATCTTCCATGCTGAACTTAGTAAGTCCATGCAAAGATCCTTTAGAACCTTTACCGTCGGTAGTGCCGGATATATCGTAGCTATCGCAGCCAAATGCACCCATATGTTCATTTCCAGGGTATTTAAATCCATTTTTAATTAAAATATTATTTTGTAAATTTAAACTTGGTACCCAGCTTACTTTGAATCTTCCATTAGGATTTGGTGTAAATTGTACTGTTGTATCTTTAACGCCGTTCTGCCACGAAAAAGATCCAGTAGTGATATTAACTTCCGCTGTAGCGTCGTCATTAAAATCAATCTGTTCGTAAAGCTTAGCAAGATTAAATATGCTATTTTTAGTTTCATCTCTGAAAGCGTGTTCTTCAGTCCTTGGAAATTGTCTGTAAAATTCATTTAAACCGTCTTGATCTCCTTTTAAACCTTCAACTTCGTTTTCCCAGTGGTCGATAACCCCGACATCAATGTATTCCCCATAGTTGTCTTCAATTGGCTCTTCGGGAGTATTGAATACAGGTATTCCATAAGCATCAATGAATCCTTCGAAGTTCCATTCCATAGGTATGAACAAACTATATAATCCTGAGCGAGTCTGTCCATTGCGGTTTCTTTTTGTAACATCTGAGTCATTGTATAATTTTTTAAAGTTTTCACCACCTTTGTCTAATGAGTTGCTTGTTGAACCCATCATACATTTACCAATAACTCTACTCCCTAATCTTAACGTGGTTTTCGTGACACGCCAGTTGTTGAGGATGTTCTCGGGCCTCTCCCATTTTCCCGCTTCATCGTGGACCAAGAGCGAAAGTTTTTCACCGTCATAGGAGTTGTCCCCCGTGTTCTTCCAGTCGATGGTAGTGTCCAATCCCGCGAGTTCCTCGTTCCTTTGATTCGTGAGTATACTTTTCTTTGTAAACTTACTTGCGGGTACACGATAAGCCAATTCTGTCTTAGGCCTATCCATTCCATCCTGTATGGGTTTAAAAAAGAATGGGTAATTAACGGATATTGGAACGACCTTATCTGTAAACATTTTCTTGGCGTCAGAACCAGATTTGGATAATATCCCAAACCTAGAGTCTGAAGAGATGGTAGCTTGGTTGACAGTCTCTGCTGATGCCATGAATGAAAACCCACTCCGTCTATTCTTGAGGTAGCACATTCCATAACATCGAACGTCTGCTTTGCAAGCTTCCCAGAATAAAAAGAATAATCTGTTTGCTTCCCTGAAGTCTGGAGCACCCACGTCGATTTTAGTCCACTGCAAGTACATATAATGAGACCCAGTAATATAAGTAGGAGCATCTTTGTTATAGAACCAATAGCCTTCATCGCGTTTGGTAAATTCTGTATCAATGTATGCATTCCACTTATTTTTAAATTCATTCGGTAAATCTTTCCAATCAAATATCGTTTTTAACTTTGAAAGTTCTTTTGGATATTCTATTTTACTCCATTTATTATTTCCTTTATCTAAGTTCTTCGGCACTGGAGGTAATGCTATTTTTAAATTTTGTATGCTATACACATCCCCAATCTGCCCAGTCTTGCTGATAACAACCACGTCATGCTCCTTATTGTATCCGTATTTCCACTTTTTTGCTTTATTAAGCCTTTTAATCGTATTGATTTTTATAGGCTCTATAACGCGATATAATGATTGCTCGTACATTACTTAGATCTTCTTTCCGCAAAGCCTTTAAACGACTCAGCTCTTTCTTCTATATTCTTGCCTTCTAATAATGCTTTTTCAATCTCGATTCTATTTAAGATCTCAAATGCATCGAATATTGCGAGCTTTTTAGTGGCTGCAGCGTTCTTGAGTCGATCGGCTGAAACATCATCATCAGTTTCAACAATTGGTTCTTTCGCAACTTTAATGAGCTCTTTGACTGCTTCATAACCAGCTTGGATTATATTCTGTTTCTGTTCCTTGACGTTCATACTTGACGGTTATAAATTTAGTTAATACTCTATACAATCTTTCACCATCAATAATAAATTCATATTTACTATTTGGTGTAAACCCAACTAAATCTTCAGCTTCTATACCTTCAAGATTTTTATCTTTATATTTCATGATCCCCCTATGTGGAGTTTCTTTTTCAATAATATTATTTGATTCAATTGGTTTAACAAAACAATAACCATCTAAAGCATACCAGTTATTATTTCGTTTATATGAAAATATTTGGTCTAATCCTACAAAGTATTTATCTTCTTCAAAATAATTACTAGAATTATTTTCAATACCGTGTGCATTATACCATCTTCTAAAAAGGTTGTGGTGCACAATAACCTCATCGCCAACTTGGATTTCTCCATTGTATGATTTAGGTATTGCTATCACTATTCCGTTACGACTAACATATTGGTGATCAGAAATTTCTGTATTTAACAGAAGCTCCTGACCATCAATATATTTTTTATTATCGTATCTTTCGTTTTTAGGTTTAACTATAAAGTTAAATAAACTTTGCATTAGTATTCTAAGTTGTATTCAACGGCTATAGCCATATTCTTATTAAAATCTTTCCACGGTAATACTTCATTT